CTCGGTGTAACCGTACAGGTCGAGTGTTTCGTTCGGGCCGTTGCGGACCCATTTCCCTTCCATCAGGACTTCGTTGAACATCTCTTCGAATGCCCGATCAGGCGTGTCCTCGGCGAAGTAGCATTGCCCCGGCGAGTGATCCTCGATTGCGAGGTCTGCCAGAGCGTCTTCCTTAAGTGTATGGACGCCCAGAACGTGCAGAGTGATGACCGGCTCGACCGGCTTACCCTCGTTGTCCTTCGAAACCTTTGTCGGCGTTGGTGGCAGCGGTGTTGCCTTTGCTGATGTCGAACCTTTGATGCACCGGACCCGCCGCCATGCGCCCCACCGCTTTCCGTCCATGCGGCGAGCAAATTCATATGCCTTCCAAGTGACGTTGCCATCCGAGGCGTCAATCGTCGTGACCGCGACCGGCAATGCCTTGGTGGGATCGGATTGCAGCGGATAGAGCCGGTCGATTTCCTCGATCAGCACATTCCAGTCGTCTTGCACCTTGGGGGGCGCGACGTCCCGCCACTTGCCGTCCGTGTGTTGCCGCTGGCGAAGTGTTCGCCGGTCTATCAGCCATGATCGCCGCTCGGCATCCCAGCCTCTAACCAGCAAGTCGAACTTGCCACCGCCCACGTCGATGGATTGCGTGAGGTAAAGCACGCCATCGGGAACCTGCCCCATCCGGTAAGACAGGGCCGGTGCCTCTTCAATCTCTTGCGCCATGTCACGCGTGCGCTTTTTCAGCGCTCTTGCGTCCAGGCCTTCAGCACCGCCCGCGCCTTCGAAGGCTTCCCCGAACATGCGGATCATGACCTGCTTCAGCTTGTCGCTTTTGCCGGTGCGTTCCTTGTGCTCAATCGCGCCTTCCAACGCCTTGGCCAGATCTCCAAGGCCGACTTGGGGAGACAAGAGAACGTGGAATTTGAAACCCCATGTCTTATTCTTGTCGGGTAATCCGGTTATGCCTAATTTTATATCGAGAGACTGCCCTTTGTGCATGACGCCGCGCCCCGGCATATCTAAAGTCTCGTCAATCATCTGCCGCCTCTGGACCTCATCCAGAACTACGCCGCAGTGCGGGCATCCGATACCAGCCGATTGCTCAGCCCGTGACAGGCGTGTGTTTATCGGAGTTCCTTCAGGCGATTTGTCGTAAACCAACCTGAACCGAGGAATGTCTGGCCAATACTTTGTAGGGTCTGGAGAGCCATGTCCGCCGCATTCTGGGCAGCGCAGAATGTAGATGCCCTGTGTCGAGACAACCCAGGACGCCAAAATTCCAGAAGACCAACCTAGATCCGGGTGAGAGCAGGCATATATCTTTCGGTCATTACCCAGCATGACCTGACGAATTCTTGCCTGCTCCAAAGAGTTCGACCGGAAATTTTTGGTATAACTGTCACATTCATCCAAAACGATGAAAGAAGCCTGTCTATTTGTCGTCTTAGAGGCTGACATGACAAGCACGTTAAGCGTTTGGTTTCCTACTCTTTTTGAAGTTGCTGTATTACCTGTTGATCCTTTTCGCGGTAGTTGCCTAGCTACCTCTTCGTGATCCTCAAATATCGGACCGAGAATGTCGTTCGCGTAATCCCGAACCTCGTTCGGCCCAGCCAAATACCAAAGAATGTTTCCTGTTGGTCCATTCTCCAGCCGTTTCAGGGCATGGACTTCGGCGGCCACTGTCCCTCCGCAACGCCCCGGCTTTGGAAGAACAACCTCAAGGATATTTGGATCATCCAAGGCTTCCATGACCGGAATCATGCAAGGCGATATGTCACGCGACCAGTGCGTCTTGGTGCCATCTGGCTTGCGGAACACCCTCTTGGTTTCCGCATATTCCAGCGTGGTCATCGACTCCTTTGGCAGGAGCCGGGGTAGTGCAGCGCGGGCAATGTCAGCAGGGTCTTGGCAGAACGAATGGCTGGCCAGCAGTGTCGCCTGCTCAGCCAGTTCCTCCCTGCTGTAGACCCGCACCGAATTCTCCAATGAAGCGTGCGGCCCGTCCATGGACCGCCGTTGCCACCCGCCTCAGGTGGTCATCGATTGCGCTGCGAACATGCGCCGGAAGGTTACCGTTCGGGTCGACTGACGTTCTCACCCCAAGGATGGCGTCTACCACCTCTTGATTGTACCCGGTCACGAACCGGACCATATCATCGGCCAGCACATACCTGCCTTGGTCCTCCGCAGCCTTCGTCACCGAAAGCGTAAGGTTCACCAAATCTTTGGTTTCGGCCATCGATGGCGCTTCGCCTTCGGGGAGCGTGACACCCACCGATGCTGCCACTTCACGGCTCTTTGCCGCCTGTCGAGTTTGAACGCCCTTGAAGTGCTCGGTCAGTATCTTGACCGTGCGCTTCGGTTCGAATGACCATTCAACGCCATTGCCACCACGAACCACCGCGCCGGATGATTCCAGCTTGGCGATTTCGTTGCACCAGTCCTTCAGGGATATCCACGTCACCCCGAGCATTTCCGCCATGGGCTTTGCGGTCAGCCGTGTCCCGCGCGGAACCTTGTCTGCGCGGGCTTGTGCAGCCTCAAGTTTTTGAAGGCGTGCAGTCAGGCTAGACTTGGGAGCCGCCATCAGAAAGCCGCTGATTTCATGGTGTTTTCGCCACCCTCAAGGCTCTCGGTTCGGGCCGGGGCGCAATTCGACGCTCCTGATATCTCTATTATTTCATTCCCGCTGTCAATCATCCTCGTATTCTCCCACCTCTGGGACAATGACGCGAACGCGCTCGCAATGCTCAAGCAGTTCCTGTGCAGTGTCCCGGAATCGCTTGGGCGCTCGGTCATTTCTGCACCTGGCAAAGCGAGCCGCACGGGCCACCGGAATATCGTGGATAACCACGGATTCGAAAAACTTGATGTAGAATGGGGTGAGCGCATCGCGGGCAGAGCGATAGGCAAGTCTGGCCTCAACCTCTCGTTCATGCTGGGCCATTGGTGCCTGCCCCATTCCGCCACCGCTACCAGAATTTCCAGTCAAGGAAATATGCGCGGTCTTTACGCGACCGCTCAGGCCAGCCCGCTCCCATTGGGTCCGATACCATGTGCAGGCCGCCGCTTGCTCTCCGGTGATCCTTCCTGCCTGTAGCATGCGGATCACCATGGGCGTGACCACCCGGCGAACCGAACGGATGACTTTCGTTGTGCCCTTCGGCTGCTTGGGGATGAAAGTGGCAGTATCGCCTTTCTCCATCCATTCGGCGGTAGGCTCCACAACGGTTTCATCCAGGTTCACAAACCGGCCACCGGCAACCTCAAGTTCCGCCGCCTTCCGATCGTTCTCGCGCGTTCGGTATTTCTTGTCGGCCTTGATCATGGCTTCAACGCGATCAGCCTCCTCCTGCTGGATGCGCTTCATCCGGTCCAACGGGCTTTCGTATTCGGTCATGTCTTTTCCCGCTTTCCATAGAGTTTTGCTGCGATGGCTTGAACCAGATCCCGGTCGAGAGGATCGAGCCGCTGAATGCTTTCCGGCAACAGCACGATTGAGCCGTCATCGTGCCATTTCCGTGCCGCCAATTTCTTGGGGCCTGCCTCATCTGGATCATGGAAGGTAGGCGCGTATCGGGTAAGGGAGGTTCGGCTCACGCTGCCATCTCCCTCGAATTGCGGATGCGAACAGGACGTGTCAGCAGACCAAAGCCGCGCTGCGCCGCGCGCATCAGGGCCGTCTCGCCTTCAATACCAATCGCCATCAGGGCCGTGCCATTGCCGGGACTTTCGCCGCGCGTTCCGTCTGGGCGCATGAACTTGATCTTGCCCTTGGTAAACAGAACCGCATCCATCCAAGGGAAGGCGTCTTGAAACCACGGCGCTGAAGTCCGGTCGGGCACAAGTGCAATGCCGTTGCCGTGGCGAATGAACTTGTCGAGCCAGATCGCCTTGTCGTTCCGGCCACCGAACGGCGGATTCATCCACACGAAGCCCTGCCAATGGCTCAACAGGCTGTCATTGAAAATTACGCCGCGCGCTGGCACTTTTGCCTTCGGAGCGCCCGCAACGTCCAGATCAAACGTGCAACCAAGCGCCTCAAATACTTCAGGCGGGGTGTACCATTCATCGGTCTTACCGCTTGCTTCCCACGCGCTCACAGCAATCCATCCTCTCTCAGCTTCGCAACCCTCTCTCGATGTGCTGAGAGTTCTTCTTCTGTCATGCCCATGGTGTCGGGCCAGACGCGGTAGGAATCGTCTTTCAGCCTGCGGAGATAACCCTTCTCGACACCAACCTGCTTGTAGAAGGCTGGCAGA